CTTGCCTGTTCTTTAGCAATACCATTATCTATTGCCCATTTATATGCCAACTTAGCTTCATGGATAATTTGTTGTTGCTTCATCATCCAAAAACGTTTTAAATCTTCTTTATCCGTTTCAATAGAATTCTGTCTATTCTTAGGATCCTGTAACCTAGCTTCTCTTAATTCAAATTCAAGATCTTCAGTAGGATCTGCATACCGTTGACTAAATTCTTGGAACGAGAATGAACGGTGACGTAATATCTGTCTAGCAATATCACGAGTAGTCTCGATTTCTAAACAAGCACTAACCATTTCGAATGGTGACCAATGTTTATGTTTAGCCAAATAACGAATAAGCTTTTCAGCTGTAGCCTCATTATTCTGATTAGATGGATTAGAAACCCTAGCTGCATATGCAATTAAATCTTGTAACGATTTCGGTCTATTAACGCCTTCTACGTCTCTAAACCACTCATTAGCTTGACTAAAGCTTATCAGTTTTACTTTCACTCCACTCTCCCCATTTCATAACAAAATTTTCAGCAAGATCTTCGGCATAGCCTAGACTATAATCGAAGACATCTCGTATTTCTACAACTAAACCATCCATTTTAAGAACTACATAAAATCCTCTTGATTCGACGAGGACCTCAGCAGTACGAAATCTATCATCAGACCAATATTGACTTATTAGATTATATTGACTATCAGTCATCGAGTTTAAAGTCCTTAAATCTTTCGTTTGTATTGGTATTCTCAAATACCGGCACATCTTGGACAAGAGTTTGTTGACCTTCTTCTACGTCATACAAACGCATCTTAGATCTATCTATGCCAAGCACAAACCTTTTATTTGCTGATGGGTCATTATATCTATTCTTCAATTGCTTAACCATAATTTGTCCCATCTGATCTAACTCTTCAGAAGAGACTAAAGCAAACATAAGATCTGCCGTAGCTGGTAGGCCAAACGATTCAGATGTATCTTCAAGACCAGGATCAGACGAACCATAACCTGATCGAGTAGTCTGAGTTGCAGATATAATTGGCACATCAAATTCTACTGCTAATCCTCTAAGCTCTTCAGCAATTGCTTTGACATATGAATAAGAGTTAATAGCACCGCCAAGACCTTTCATACGAGACGATGCACAGATATTAAGATAATCAATGAATATAGCATCTGGTTCAAATGTTTTCTTTAACTTCAGTTCGGTTAGCAATGAACGGAAATGATTAGCATTTGCTGCACCTGTAGGATATTCCTTAATAATCAGTCGACCATTACCTTTGGTGACAAGGGATTTGACCTTACGAGATAATGTATCTTTAGTCAAATGCTCTAACTGATCAATAGGAACATTTAATAGATTAGCGTCGATACGTTCGGCAATACGCTCTTCAGCCATCTCCATGGTGATGTATAGTACATCGTATCCTTGTACTAGGTAACTACCAGCCACGTGACACATGAAGAGAGACTTACCAACACCAGTGCCAGCAAGAGCAACGTTGAGAGTCTTGCGTGGTAATCCGCCCTTAGTGATGTCATTAAATTTCTCAAGATCGAACCCGATCTTATCCTCTTCTGCATGGTAGAATTCGTACCGATCTCCCACGTTCTCGATATAATCATGTCCGATGTTAGTATCGAATGTAACCCCGAGAGCTTTCGTGAGAATATCTGGTAGAGCGTTTTTAGTAAGTGTCTTATGCTTACCATCAATGATTGTAATTGATTCCATAATGGCATTGTAAACTGCGCGATCTTGACACCACTTTTCTGTAGTATCGAGAAGCCACTGTTCGTTAATGTCTTCGTCTTTAAATATTTCTGGTAAGATTTCAATGACATGACGATACTGCTCTTCAGTAAAACTATCCGAACCGTCAATTTCAATCTTAAATGATTCCAATGATGGAAGATGGTTGTACTTCGCAACATAGCTTGCAACCTCTCTAAATAATTTTTGATATACTCCTTCGAAATAATCTGCTTTGATGAACGGAAGAGCTCGCCGCATGAACTTTTCATCAACGATAAGATTCCGTATAATAGTCTGTTCAAGATTTATATTCATAGGTTTCTTTCAAGGTTCTATGGCTATTAAAACGGCGAGTGCAGTTATTAGCACATGTTTTTAATGGATTATTATACCACGTTTGAACAATCTTTGTAAACGCATCACCATGAATAATTTCTTCTAATGATCGATCTTTCAAATTAATAGAATCTGATGACGCAACTATTTTTTCAATTTGAAACTTTTCAGATCCTGGTGGTCTGAACCTATACATTTCAGCAGCAGTCCAACAACACGGAAACACTGACCCAGTAGCATCTATAAAAACAGTGTTTTCAAACATAGTATTGGGTGCGAGCGCGCTACAGATTATACGACGATTCGGTGGCGGGAGCTTAGTATTTTTTCTGCCAGATTTTTTTAAAATAAATCTTTCAAATCCCATTTCTTTGGCTAATTTCTTAGCATCGTCGATCTGATGTTTATTCCAATCAAATTCTATAAACACCCATGTAGCCCTACCGCCATGCTTCATAAACGTAGCAGCATTCTCCATGACCTTATAATAGTCTACATTCACTCTGTAGATATGGTTAGTATCTTCAAGACCATCTAAGCCAAAGTTAACTGATACATTAAGTGATCCTAGTTCTTCCCAAAAATTTTGATCTCGATATCCACCATTTGTATTTAAGTTCAACAAAATGTCTGGATTGACCATTTGAAAATATTCTAGGGTTTCTATTATATCGTCACAGAAAAGAACGTCACCATGGTTCCCGTTGAACAAGATGTGTTTTAATCTCTGTATAAGTTCTATAGGTAAATGATCTTTATAAAACTGTGTGTTCAATGAGGATAGTGGTACAATTCTAGGATTTACCCTATCACCTAAAGTCCTCTGACAATCAGGACATCGAGCCTGACACTTATGCGTAGGCTCGATGTGTAATCCTATGATTGATTGATAGTTAAACATTCTGGACAGAGGATTCGATTATACTCAATAATATCGCAGATGTCACTTCTTGTAAGCTTGCATCATCCTCTTTTAGATCTGGAATAGGTGAACTGACAACATTGTAGTTATATTTCAATACACCATCCCCATTTTCTTCTACATCATCAAGCTTAATATTACCAAACCGAATAACGGTCTCAGTAAAATCGCCAGTTAGGATACGGAAGTCCCAAGTGTCACCATTAGTATCTTGACCGGGAACTACGTCAAAATCTTCACCCTGCTTCATCAAATTCCTCCATATTCAGAGTGGTTCGATATCCAATAGTATACTGTTGCTTGACGTATTCCTTGAAATCGGTTTCGTTCAATATGGGGGCCCAAAATTCTTCGGAGTGCGTGTCGGCTTCTCGTACTTTTGGCCCAAGCTCTCCAGTATTTCGATCAAGACGACAATACCAACCAGGGGAAGGCTTATCAGCATAGCGACCAGCAATAGCAACATCAAGTAGCCCAGAATAGGTATCGACACCGCCATCCCAATTAACAGTGATAGGGATTTTAGATTTTTCTTTGACATACCTAGATTTCTCCACATTGATGACAAAATCATAGCCGGTAACATCATTTCCTTTTTTATTTTGTCTACGACCAAGGATCCAGATATTATCTGCTGAATAATATATACCAGTTCCACCACCTACAATATCTTTAGGAAATAAACCTATTTCTTTGTAAGTATGATTTACAGCAATAAGTGGAATATCTTTCATCGTCAGGTAGGGAGTGATCATTCGAAATAAGCCTTTCAATGCTTTTGCACGAGACATATCTGCAACAGATTTTTCGTCTAAAGCATCTTCTAGCTCTTTTTTAGAAGCTAGATTACCTATCGAATCAATCACAACCACTACCCGATCACCACGCTCCAAAGCTTCTAACTGACTAACAATATCAAATTTAAGTTTTTCAACATCAGTAACTGGAGTGTGGAGAACCCTACTAGTATCAATATCAAACGATTCAAAATAAGACTGAGGAGAACCAAACTCTGAATCGTAAAATAAGACGACAGCATCTTCATACTTTTTTAAGTATGCGCTTGCCATCAATAGGGCGAATGACGTTTTAAAATGTTTTGATGGACCAGCAAGTACTGTAAGCCCTGATGATAGTCCACCATCCATATCACCAGAAAGCGCAACGTTTACCATTGGCACTCCAGTGTTAACTAAATCTGGTACGCCGAAGAATTGAGAATCATTTAATACAGATGTATCTTTAATCTTTGAATTCTTCTTAAGTTTATCCATGATTGACATTAGTGAATAACCTTATCTCTGTTGACATATTTTGCATTCATTATATCAACTTCTTTGAGCAATGTAAACCTTTCGTTAAAACGGGTAAACATCTTAATCGCATCAGTATCTGAGAATCCACGAGTTCCATCATAATTTGGTACACGTGTTAGACCTCCACTAATCCTAGGATCTTGTTGCAGATATAACTGTATCATATGATAATCTACATCAAACTCTTCAGAGACATCACTGAGCTGTTCGAAGAACACCTTTTTCATGGTATGAAATGATCTCTGTGCTAGATGTATAAAAGCAGCTTCGCATGGAGATACGTGTGCAAACTGTGCCACTGTTGCCTTACCAAACCTATAGAATATTTCCTGAACTGCCATACTTGCTTGTCCACTCGCACCAAGAAGCATCATTTGAGGTGATGCTCTTTCAGACATATGGTCGGTCTCAAATTTAAGATCTGGGCTATATACAAACTTATCGTTTGTCTTACAAAGACGATCTACCAAATCAGGTGGTAGTGGGGTTTTGATAATAATTGCACAATTACACTTAGCAGCTAGTCGGAAGACCGTGTCTTCTAATTGCGTTGCAAGTACCAATCCATCCTCTTGAATTTCATCAACTGGTAGATCTACAAAAATAATATTCGGCTTCCATTCGATTGCATCTTCGATATGATGCTGAATATTATCAACATGCATAATCTCATTCGAGCTTTTCCCGAACACATACTTTAGCCATGGAATCGATGGCCCATCGCCTACCAAACATACACTAAATTTATCCATTATGTTTTTTCTCCTCAGATTTAGCAACTCTTACACGTAAGCCACTGCTACTAAAACGGTGATTACGTTGGTTGAAATATAATTGAATGCCTAGTTTACGACATTCATCTTTACCTGTAAAATCTTTATCTCTATATTCTTCACCAAGTATACGAATGTCAATAGGATACATTTGAATTATATCTAATAGATCTTCTTCAGATTGATATACAATAATTTCATCTACATATTTGACAGCAGCGAGCTGTGTGTATCTTTCAACTAGCGTTTGTATCGGTGAATTTTTTTCTATTCTATCATAAGATGGGTCTACTTGTAAACAGCAAATTAGATAATCACATGCGCTTTTTGCTTCACGCAGCATACTAACATGGCCTGCATGAAGCAGGTCAAAAGTAGACGCAGTCATTCCAACTTTCATTAAATATGTCCTACGGACTCACGAATAATATCGTTATGATTAAATTCTGCCCAATACAGTTCATAGGCTACACCATCTGCAAGGCATTCAAATTGATGATATACACCAGGTTTTACTTTAGTATAGTCACCAGGATTTAATATTGTTTCATCAACGAGATCATAATCTTTTTGCCATACTCTCACAAGCATTTGACCAGATTCTACATAGAATCCGTTCCACTTAAATTCGTGTTTGTGTTTAGAGCAGGTACCTTTTTTCTTCATCTCTATACGATGAAATTCAAGAGCACCATTTGCTTCGATCAGTTCTGTTGATCCCCATACTTTTCCTGCAATCATTAATTTACTCCATAATAATGCTTATACCATCGAACGAACTCAGCTACCCCATCTTGGATCGATGTAGTTGGCTTATATCCGATTGCTCGTATCTTAGTAGTATCTGACCATGTTTCATCTACATCTGCAGGATGTGCAGCTACTAATTCTTTAACTGCTGTCCTGCCTAAATTTTTCTCGATAGCTTCTACAAAATCTTTTAGCTCTACTTGCTGCCCATTTCCAATATTGTAGATCTGTCTGACACGATGGACATGTGGAACATGATAATCCATAACCTTAACGATGCCGTCAACGATATCATCGACGTATGTAAAGTCTCGTTTCATATTGCCGTAATTATATAATTGTATTGGCTCACCTTTTACGATCTTATCACAGAAATTAAATAAAGCCATATCTGGCCTACCCCATGGACCATACACTGTAAAGAAACGAAGACCTACTGCCATCTGAAGCTTGCTCATATTAAACTGTGATTCATTAGCAATCTTACTATATCCATATGGACTAGGTGGCATACCAAGTTTCTCGTCTTCATTCCATGGCAATGGATTACCTGCCATAACACATGATGTTGATGCATATATTACTTTATCAACGCCGTGCTTTTCGCACGCTTTAATTAGATTATTTGTTCCGGCAATATTATTATTGATATATTTTAATGGATATTCTAGTGAATATCTAACACCAGCATATGCAGCTAGATGTATTACCATTTCAGGTTTCATTTCAAAAATAATACGATCTGCGTCTGCAGATGAAAATAAATCTCCCCAATAGACTGGAATATCAAGCTTGCTTAATTCATGTGTTCGATCATGTTTAAGCTTGGTATCGTAATAGTTGTTATAGCTATCGACGCCAAAAACATCATGACCTTCAGCTTTCAATCTTTTAAGTGTATGAAAGCCTATAAAACCTGCACCACCTGTTACAAGAATTTTCATATGAAATTATACTCCACCTTAGATTCGCGGAACATCTTTTCAGTCTTTGACCAAGAATCTGCCCATTTTTTATTATTCAAATCAGCATCCATAACTACTCGTTTAATACCTACTTGTATAACACCTTTTGCACAGTCTGAGCAAACTGGTAAGCCAGCAACATACATAGTAGCGCCGACAAGTGGTACACCGTGAAATGCAGCATTATATATAGCATTCATTTCAGCATGTATAATCAGACCATATTTAATCTCTCTATTTGAAAGCCGTTCTGGATCATCTAAGATATTTTTTGGAAATCCATTATATCCTGTTGCAAGAACTTTTTTATCATTAGCAATTACACAACCAATTTGAGATGAAGGATCTTTTGACCACGTCGCTATCATATTAGCCATGCGGATAAATCTTTCGTCCCATTTATCAATCGTCATTTATAAATTACCTCTTGTTCTTTTTCTCTATCGTCTAGATCGTAATCTTGACGAAGTTCATTATTTCGTGCAACGGCTTCTGCAAGTACAGTTAGCTTATCACTGTAATTACAAAATGCTAATGTGTCTTTCGGGAAACACGCGCCACCAAAGCCAAACTTGCCATCAAAACCTGGTACTCTTGTATGACTTTGACCTATCCTAGGATCTGAGCCTACTGCGTTTATAATTTTATTAAAATCTAAATCATGTTCTTGAGACATTTGATATATCTGATTGAAAAACATAACTTTGGTAGCAAGGAAAGAATTTATCGTATATTTTATAGCAGAAGCTTCTTCAATACTAACTTTAAATATGGGACACGGTTTACACAGACTATATCTCATATAAATCCGCTCAAGTTTTTTTACTTTTTGATACGGGCCGCCTAATACATGCATAGGCGGATTAACAAAATCTTCATTAGCATTTGCTTCACGAAGAAACTCTGGATTATAAACTACACCCCATTTTTTATATTTTGAAAGAATATTTGGGGGTACAGTAGATTTAATAACTACTGTTGATACATCGGTTAATTTACGATCTACTAATTCACCGACAACTTGGTTGATAATAGAGAAATTACCCATAGGTGTTGGTACACATACAAATACAGCATCAACTGTAGAAGGGATATCTGCTACGCTGTTACCATATTTTACGTCAATGATGATTTTCTCTACATCTGGATTTGAAAATCCATAATCAACTGCTTTACCAACAAATCCATGACCAACAATAGCAATTTTAATTTTCACAGTCATTGTCTCCCTACCGGTACGATACCACTTATATTACCCATTCTGCTTTCTCCTCGATAGCATAGCGCGCGCCATGTATATAGTCTTTATCCTCGTCAGACATGTGCGCCCAGTAGATAGACACTCGGCTTATGAGTGTCTCAAGTTCACTAATATCATCATTCAGATGAACATTAGCCTCCATCATGGATTGAATTTGATCCATTAGCGGCGTAATTTTTTCTTGGATTTTGCTCATATTATGCGATTTTCTTATATTCATCATACCAGAACTTAGATGATTTTCTCAAACTATCATTTGCTTCTCTTATGTATTCAAGCGTATCAATAATCAAAGTCTTACGCTGTTCATCAATTTTAGATGTACCGAATTTTTCGTTCTCTACAAAATTAAGAACAAAATCTATGTACGGACAAGTATTAGGTGGGATATCAGGAGCACCTGCTTTAACCCGTTGAACACGTTTTGATTTTTCAGTGATACGAGCCATGTACTATCCTTTTTGATGTTTACCCTACTATTATAATGCTTTTCAATCAATTTGCAAACCCCTTAAATAATTTTTTTTAATTTTTTTTCTCTAATAGATGGGCTCGTATATCGACAACATTTTCATTTTCTATGAGTTCAATAATAGTATTAGTAAGATCAAGATCACGCTTTAGCCAATACATCTTCTTTTGAATATCTTCTAGCTG